TCCTGCCCGGCCGCAATCCAGTCCCGCTGGTTGATGCGCCGTCGCAGCGTCGACGTCTGTAATCGCCCGACGCCGAGGTTGAATGTGAAATCCACGATGGCAGCGAGCCTGCTTTCGGGCTCGGTGGCCAGCACCGGGCAGAAGCGCAGCGTGGCGGCGAGCGCCGATTGCAGGTCGCGCGCCAGATAGACCTCGGCTTCGGCTTCGGTGATTGGCGAGTGCTTCGGATCGCAAAGATGGCCGTATCCAATTGTCCAGAAACCGGCGGGGCACACGTAGGCGATGGCGGTGATTTCAGCGCCGCGCTTCACTTTGCGCTCGAACCCTTCGAAATGTTTGGCCAGCTCGATAGCCGTTTTCGGCACCCCGGTCACGAACGCACCCGGTCAAACACGCGCCCGAGGAACCAGAAGTTCAACACCCCGGCCCACAGCGCCTGATCGGCTTCCGTCCAGGCATGCAGGATGGCTGTGCCCCAGCCAGCGCCAGCGGTCACGGCAGCCACAAATGCCGCCGTCTTGGCAGCGCAGTACAGGGCCATGAACCAGTAGGTGATCACTGGACGCACGCTGGTTGAGAGCGCGTCGGCCCAGCGCACGCCGGTCTTCTCACCCTGGGTGCGGACGGCGTCGCGCAGCGCATCGATGGCCCCGACGTTCCACGCCGCATCGGCGCTCGCGCCGATTTCGGCCATCCGCTGCGCGCCACGCAACCTTTCAAACTCCAGCGCCTTGTCCTGCATCGCCAGTTCGTGACCACGCTCGCCTTGGCGGTCCAGCCACTTGAGCAGTTCGGGCGCGAGACGGAAGGCCCCTCCAAGGAGACCACCGAGCAGGGTTTCGATCATTGGCCACCTCCGAACACCTTGAGCTTGATGACTGCCCCTGCGACCAGCGCCAACAGGAAGCCGGTGGTGATCACCTTGACCACCGTCTGCCACGCGGTGTGCTTGGCCGTGTTGAAGGCCTCCAGCAGGCCCCGCAGCTCGCGGATGTCGCTGGCAGCGTCTTCGCCATCGAGGCCCACGTCAGCCAGCGCGTGGCGAGCGCCGCGTTCGGCGACGCGCTCCAGCAGTTCTTCGAATTCGTCCTTGGGCATGGTCACCATGCCCTCGGTCACAGTCGGTGCGTTCATTTGCGTGCTCCAGAAATGCGAAACCCGCCCGATGCGCGAGCATCAGGGCGGGTCTCAGGGTTGAATCAGTTGGGTTTCAGATCTCGATGATTTCCAGCGTCAGGCTGGGGGCGATGCCTTCGATGGCGTCGTCGCGGACGAACACCTTCTGGCCAAGGGCCGCAGAGCCCCTCGCCTTTATTCGGCCACCACCGGGTAATGCGACAGTGACCACGCCAGAGCCGACATCGATCACGGTGCCCGCCTGCAGCGGCGGGTCGGGGATCAGTTGGCGAAACTGCTCGTAGAGGTTATGCATAGGCCTGCACTCCCAGCGTCTGCCAGACCTCGGGCATACCGGCTTCCACTTGGGTCGCGCGGACGATGCCGAGCCGAGTGGTGCTGCCATCCTGGTACTCCACGAACGCGCCGGGTTCGATGATCCCGGTCTCGGCGAGCAACGGCAGGCGCAGGCTGACCTCGATCTGCTGACCCGTGTCGGCCAACACGGAGATGCCACGCTGACGCGCGGCGGCGGCTTCGGTGATGAGCGGATCAACGACCATCGGTGCCAGCACATCTCCGGCAGTCCCGGCCCGGGTCACTTGCCCGAGCACGCCGACGTCCTGCCCGGAAACAAACACGCGGTTGTACGCAGGCTTTTCCAGCCAGCGCAGCGACTCGCGGGCGACAGCATCGACTGGCAACACGAAGTCGGGCGTGACCGTGCTCCATTCCCAAGGGGCGACCGGGTAGCGATGACGCACGCGGATGCTCTGGGCCGAGGGATGCGGAATCAAGTAGCCACCCGCAGCGCCAGCGATGGCGCTCAACGCCTCGATCCACGTTCCCTGCTGCGCGAACGCACCGGCGGGGACGTTCCAGTCCGTCAGGCCCCAATCGACCGCCCAGCCCAGCGGGATGCCATTGACCGTGAGCACATCGTCCATCAACTGCCGAGCAGTGCGGCCCTCGGTATTCGAGAACGTCATCACCGGCGCGTAGGGCGCGGCCAGAACGGCGTTGCGCCCCCGTCCGGAGATGCGGATGCTGGCGTCACCAAAGATGCGCTCGCGGCTGATGCTCTCGGCCAGCACGCGAAACGGGGTGCCGTTGATGCTGGCCACGAGTTCGACGGGCCCGGATGCGCTGCCGGGCGCGACCAGGGCCTCGGCCCTGGCAGGCAGAACCGCATCGAAGCCCCACGCCCAAGACGAGGCATCGAGTGACAGCGAGAGATTGAACACCGGTATCGGCGCGCCATCGGACACGCGGAACAGGGTCACGTTGTTGATCACGAAATAGACCCTCCGAACAGGAATGACCACCGGCTCACCATCCGGAGGAGGTGGGGTGACGTGGCTTTCACAAAGGAACAGCAGATGCCCATCGGTCGCGGCCAGCGCGGCAAACAGCAGGTGCGGACTGGGCGTGTAGCAAGGCTGCGGAACGGGCGGCTCGGGCACCACCCACCGGCTGATGCCCGGTGGCGGCGGCACCGCCTCCTGATACCTGCCCTGCCAGCCCTTTAGTTGCGGCCGTGCGGTCTGAAAATCGCTCCCCTGGCCACGCACCACCAACACAGCGCTTTGCCACCGGGACAACCTCCCCGCGCGCTTGGTGCGGTCACCGTCCTGATGCCGGAACCGCGTGGCATCCCGCAGAGGGCCTGCGTTCTGGAACAGACCGCGTCGGGCCGCTTCAAACCGCGTGGCGTCCTGGTGCGCGAACCACGTCGAATCCTGCAGCCGGGTCGCATCCTGGTAGCGAGCGCCTCGTTGCTCTGGCGCTGCTGCCAGCACCGGTGGCAACCTGTGCTCGATGCCTTGAGGAACACCCAAGGTGCGTCGCCAGAACGTGTCCCAGCCTGCGGGTGTAGCGGCAGCGTCCTGCTGGCCCTGCGTGGCACCGTCCTCGGTCTGTCTCGCCAATTGCCAAGGGTGAGCGGTCTGGCCAACCGTCGGTCGCTGCGTGCGCGAGTAGTACCGGACCTCGCCGGAGAACACGACACCGGGAAGACTTGCGCCCGCCACGTCCAAGGGCACGCTCGGGCGCAGCAGCAACGTTCTGACCGTCAAGGCAGGTAGCTCGGCCAGCAGTTCGGCCCGCGCTGGCGGGATGAACTTGATCGCCACGACCGGCAACGGCAAGTTGGCCAGCACCACGACGTCGTCGCGCGGCGCGATGAAGCTCGCCCCGAACACCAATTCGGCGTCGGTTGCTGCGGGTTGGTCGAACAGCAGGTCGACCAGTGGTGGCTCGATCTGAATGCTGACTCCGGGCACTGGCAAAGTGGCGGCCAGCGTCAGTTCGCTGGGTGCGCTTGGCACGGCCTACCCCAGGATCGCAGACACCATCCGGGCATCGCCTCCCAGATAGAGGTTGGTGCTGGCCAGCTTTACGTCACCGCTGCCGTCGGTGCCGCTGCAGTCCAGATCCAGGGCGGTCACCTCATTGCCGTTGACCAGCCGCGCCCAGGTGGCGATGCCGGTCGCCGTGATCAGTCCGTCTTCTTGCTGGGTCAGCGTCAGGAGTCCACCTGCAATCGTGCCTGCGGGTTTGGTCAGCCTGATCTCGACCAGCATCGCGCTGGTCGGCGTCGTGGCCGGGGTGGCGGGTCGCGTCCCGCCATAGATGCGCAGACGCGCCGGGTTACTGCCTGCATCCAGGAATGCCAGGGTGCCCGCCAGCCGCGCCTCGTTGTGTTCAACAGTGATGGCAACGGTCACGGCATCATCTCCGGGCGTAGGTTGTCCGCGATCACGGCGCGGTACATCTGCTTGTAGTCGTAGCTGACCACGGTGTATCTCTGGGACGTATCGATCAGCTCGAATCGATACGCTCCAGTGGCATCGCTCCAGGTTTCGGCCACCAGGACGCGGGTGTTTTCGCTGACCAGTTGCACCCGCCGCACCAGGGGCTGGTCGGGCTGGCCCTTCTCTTTGACGGTTCCCGCGATGAAGCCGTGGCCACTGAAGTGGATGTCCTTGCGGCCATTCGGAATTGGGTGGAAGTGCCAGTCGTAGCCACCGCTCCGGCTCCACAGCTCAGAGTTGGGGCTGTTCAAGCGCATCAGGTCGCAATCGGCGTTGACGCCGATGTCGGCGGCAGGATCAGGGAGCACCGACGTCGATCCACCGGCCAACGGCAACAGGTCATCGGCGACGTTCACGCTCACCGTCGGGGGAAACGCGGGCAAGCCAGACGGAACGTCACCGGCAATGGCGTGGACACGGGCTGTCGCCCCGTAAAGGAACACGCCCGGAATCAGCTTGCCACGGTAGGCAGCATCGCCGATCTGGAACATCAGCACGCCACCAGCCTTGAACTGAATCAGCCGCGCCCACGGCACACCATTGGCGTCGAAGGCTCCGACGATCACCTCGCAGCGCAGCATCAATCGCTGGCCAACGTTGAAGGTCGGGGCCACGTCGGCAACACCAGCGACGGGCTTGGCCCCTTCGTTGATACCGCCGGATACCGCTGCGCCGTCACCGAAGCCACTGTTCCAGCGGGTCACGCTCCAGGCACCGTCCAGATGGGCAAACCGGTAGCCTTCGGAGCCATTGCCCGTCGTCATCCACAGGCCGATGTGTTTGCGGGCGCTCGGGTCGGTCAACAACTCGACATCGGCCTCGAACCAGAAATCGCCGTGGGCGGTTTCGTTGAAGCGCAGGATGGACTGACTGTTGGGGGCCGAGATGTCGATGCACTGCTGCACGCTGTTGTGCGTCGCGGACGTTCCACCGAGGACTGCGGTGTAGCCGGTGGCAGGAGCCGTGGCGAAGGTTTCGCTCAACGGGTAGCTCATGGCTTACCTCCACGGCCCGGTGATGTCGAACGCGATCTGCGCGCCTTCGGTTTCCGAGCTGTACTGCGTCCTGACCAACAGGAAGCGCTTGCCCGCCTGACCGACGACGTTGTCCACGATGGTCTGATCGCTGTAGGGGCGGTCTTGCGGCATCCACAGCATCCCGGGCAGGATTCCGCGCATATGGCCGTCCTCCTGCCGCACGTAAGTAGGCAGCAGCCACAGGCTGTAGTCGGCTCCGTTCGGAAACGGCGTCGGGCCCCGACCGCAGATCTGCTGGCCGTTGTTGGTATTCAGGGAGGTCAGCCCGAAGCGAACCGGATTGCCGAGCTGGGTGTGATTGCGCAGCAGCACCTTCCCAGTGAAGTCCAGGGACGAAACCAGCCCGTAGCCGCTGAACTGGCCGGGATAGCTCCAGTAGTTGCTCATCCCCGAGTAGTTGTCGTCGGCAGCCAGCACTGTGGCGTAGTTGTCGCCGGGCTTGAAACTGATCAGATCGCCAAAGCAATAGCTGTTGCGGCCATACCAGCCGTAGCCCGCTGCATTGGTGCAGAACAGGAAGAACAGCCGGTCGTCGCCGATCAGCACCCAGTTGCGACCACCGCCGCCGCTGTCGCCGGCGCTTTCGTATTGAGTGCCCCGCGCGTGGAACCATTTGTACCAACCCCACTGGCTGGCTGTGACCTGTTTCCAGTTCTGCGTTGGGTTGTTCGGGTCATAGGGAGCCTGCGCGCCAACGATGGTGTCGATGTCAGACAGGTCTTCCACGATCCCGACGTTGGCCCACTTGGCCCAGCCCGTCGTGTAGTTGGGGGTCTTGAGGCTGTTGTCGATCAGCAGGATGTTCTGCGGCGACTGCGGGTTCTTGCTGCGGTAGGCGGCCTTGCTCGTCCCCGCGAAAGGCTTCTCCCACCCAAGCGGAGCCACCTTGGCGCTCAGGTTCGTGGTGGTCGTCGCGGGCGACACCGGTGTGCCCGTCACCGCGTAGGTGAACGTGGTCATGGTCGTCGTCAGCACGCGGAACGATCCGTTGTACTCGGGCTGCTCGGCTCCGGCGACCAACACCACCTGATGTGGCTGGTAGGCGTGTCCAGCCGTGATGGTGGCGGTGGCCACGCCACTGGCGAAGGTCAAGGTGTCGATGGCCTTCAAGGCGAAGCCGTTGACGAGGCAGGCATCGAGCATCGTCACCAGATCGCCCCAGTTGTTGGCGATCTGGGGTGCGCCAGTCATGCCGCTGTTGAAGTATTTGACGGTCAGGTCGGTCATTTCATTGGTTCCTGTCTACGAATTCAGGGGGTGTCCACGTCGCCGCGAATTAGCAACGTGAAGTTGTCGTCGGGTACGGACTCCGGTCCCTGCTGGACGGTGCGCACCACCCAGACCGGGAACTGCGCGCCGATGGTGTTGAAGCGCAGCACGTTGCCGGTGGCCCAGCCATTGCCCCAACCCAGCGCGGGCAGATGGAAATACGGCACGCCGGTGGCCGGGTTGTTGGGGGCGCAGTCGGCACTGGTGTTGCCCGTGGCAATCACGCCGACGTTCTCGCCGATGACCTCGAACGAGGTGCTATTGGTGAGGCGCACGATCCAACGTTCGGTCAGCGCGCCACGATTGGTCACGCGGATCGGGTACTGTGTGTTGTTGAAGGTTGCCGTCGCCGAGCTTCCCGACAGCGCATCCGACCACGCGCCGTTCCACGTTGCTTGGTCGAAAACGAGATTCACGCGGGCGAACAGGTCTCCAGCGACCAGGGCGCTGGAGACGTGACTCCCCAAGGGATATTCGTGCGTCAGTGCCCGCGTGAAACTGATCTCGCCACTGATCTGCACATCCCGCACCACGGCCATGTCCTCGATGCGGTGCTCGATGGTCACGGGCTGGCTGTAGCCCGACACGTTGATGAAGGTGACGGTGCCCGCTTCCAGATCGGTGGAGTACCCGGTGTTGATCACCGCTCCGTCGTGGCCGACGACGCGCACGCGCGACAGGCGCACTCGAGCGCAGTTGATGGTCTGGCCGTTGCTGACCGAGGTCGTGATCTTGCCGGTGTGGCCCACCACGGCGAAGCCACCCGGGCGAAAGATAGGCACGCGCCCATCGCTGGGCAGGCGCACCGGATCGATGCCAAGCAAATCAGCGTCCAGCGGCAGATAGCTGTAGGCCACAGCGCTGTAGCGCACGCTGGATGCAGCCACTGGCTCGGGTCGGAAGATCTTGCCGTCCGTGCCCACCCGGTCGGCGGCGTACCAAGGCTGGCTCTCGTTCCCTGCCGCCGTGACCATCGTTCCGAAGCGAACGCGCACCAGACCGGTCTCGTAGTCGACGCTGCCGCTGATGCCGGTTGCCTCGATCTTGCCGTCAATTCCGGCCGTCACGTTTTGCGTGCCACCAACCGCGCGGGCATACTGGATCGACAGCGACCCAGGACGAAGCGGTGCCGCGCCAGTTCGGAACACGAACTCGCTGGAGATGTTCTCGCCGACCGTGGTCACGCAACTGGCTCGCGTGATCGCGTTGTTCGTGCCCGCCGTCCAGGACGTCAGCGCCACGTCCCCGGACAGGTAGTTGATCGTGCCGCGCGTGACCCAGCCACTGGTGGTGAACTCCCGCAGGGTGCCCTGGCCGTTGTCGCCCCAAGGCTGCGCGCCACTGATGGAGAGAAGCACCGTGCCCGTCACCACCTGGGCATTCACCCCCGGCACCAGCTTGAAGGCCGGTAGGAACTGGAACGTCTCGGTCTGGTTGCTGGTCGAGCCCGCGCTGTTGTAGCGCAGCTTGACGTAGCCGGACTCGTCGTTGGGGTACAGCGATGGCGCATCCACGTAGGCAATGCCGCCGTAGTTCAATCGCCACCGACCGGTGCCGTTGATGGCGACTGCGGTGTAGACCGGGCGTGGGATACGGATCGAGACATCTGGATTGAAGGTCACCTGACCGGTTGCGTAGTTGACGGTGCCAATCGAGATTCCGTTCAGCACTACACCGCCGTTCCCGTCATCTCGGGCGATCTGGGTGGGGTCGCGCCAGATCGAGACGGCGATGCCCATCTCCTGCAATTGAGCGAAGGTGTACGCGCCGAGAACCGCCTCGTCGGTGAACGTGTTCCACTCGACTTCGAGCGAGCCCGGTTCAATGGCCCCCAAGGTCGCGGTGACTGGCAGCGTCCCCACACCATTGCGGGAGGGGTGAGCGAACGAGTCCTCCTGCTTCGGGCCTGCGACGTAGCTCACAGTGAGTTGCGTGCCCACCGCTGGCAGCACATTGGGCGCGAAGTCCACGCGGTTCTGCGCAACGCTCAGACTGCCAGTGGCAGCACCCGACAGCACGCCCGACGTGGCTGCCGTTGCCGTCTTTGTGCCGCCGTACTCCCAGGACACGGTGAGCGACCCGGGTTGCACCGCCGTCCCTGCAGGTGGGTTCAATGCTAGGCTTTGGGCGGCCTTCAGGGTGGTGGACGGCTGCTGCGTCTCCTGCGTCGGCACGTTCCAGGTCAGCACGAGCGAACTGCCGACGTCGGGCAATGCGCCCAAGGTGACGACGAACGCGCCGGTGTTCCGGTTGAAGGTGCCCGCGCCGTAGCTGGCGTCCAGGCCCTTGAGGGAGCCGTTGCCACTGTCGGAAAGCACATACCAGCGCCCTTGGGCCATGTAGCTGATCGACAGCGTGCCGGGCTGCGGCACCGGGTTGACCGTACCCACGTAGGACTGGCTGCGCGACTCGGGCGTGACCGGGATCTCCGAGCTTTGCGGCGCACGCAAAATCTGCGCGGCAGGCGTGTAGGTGACCGCTTTCGCGTTCGACATCGTCCCCGAGTTCAGGGTCAGGATGCCGTTGGCGTAATCGATGGTTCCGACCGTCCCGCTGGCGGTTTTGAGCAGGCCTGCGTCGTCAAAGATCGTGATGCCGTCCGTTCCGATGGTCAGTGACCCTGGCAAGCAACCGCCCGGCAGATTGAATTTGATGCTGGTCGTCCATGCGTGGCTGGCCGTGTAGCTCACCGCGACGGCCCCTGGTACTGGCAGTCCTGCTGCCGCATACGGCGGCACGAAGGAAATGGGCGTCTCGGTCTGCGCGCTCGGCACCAACTGCGTGTAGATCGAGGTGCCCTTGATCGTGAAGTCGCCGACGGCGGCGGCCTGCGTCAGCGGTACTACCCCGACGTAGGTTCCGGCGTCCGCCACGACCGTGTCGCGCGTCTTGGTGCTATTCGCGGCGCGAGTGAACGTCCGCGTCGCGGGCGAGCCTGTGAAGTCGTAGCGCAGGGCGTCGCTGATGTCGACCGTGACGATGCTGGCCTTGTAGTCCTTGTCACCGTCGTAGGTGAAGGTGCGCTCGACGACAGACACCGAGGTGGCCCGGACGTACTGCTCCTTCTGGGTGCCCAGCCCCTCGTTCTCGATCAAGACCAGCGTCTGGCCGACATTGGTAACGGTGTCGGTGGTGCGCTGGAAAAGCTGAATGACGCGCTGGCCTGCGATGTGGTTCTCGAACAGGTAGCCCGCCCACTCGGGGCCCTTGTTGAGGTAGGCCTCGATGCGGACTTGCGCCTGCTCGCGGGTGTCGAAGGTCTTCTCGGTGCTGAACAGGGTGACGCTGACACGGGCATCCTGCGGCGGCTCGGCCACGATCACATTGGCACCGAAGTAGGTGTCGGTGTCGTCGGTCTGCACCGAGACGAAGGACTTGCGCAGGTTGACCCGGCCTCCGGCGCGGTCCAGTTCCGAGATGTCAGGGAAGATGGCGTTCGAGACACCATCGGCAATGGTGTTGCCCCTGGGCGCGCCACCGCCCTCGGGCACGTCCGCCATCACGGCGGACTTCAGCAGTTTCACGTCGCCGGATTGGATCGGCATTTCAGATCTCCAGGAATCGAAGGGTCAGGCGATAGAAATCGGAATCGGCCCGCGCCGGAATACCCAGCACGGGTTCGGCTTCGATGGCCGTTTCTGCGTGGCGGAAGGCCACGGTGAACGTGCGGCCATCGTTGAGGCTCAGGACGAAGCGGCCTGTGGCATTGCCGACGGGAATTGCCGCCCACGCACGCAGCTGCTCGACCGTGGCGCGCGTGACCCAGGCCATATCGGGTGCGCCCACCAGCGTGATGGGACGACCGGCTTGCCGGGTGGCAGACTGGATCAGCAAGGCTCCGGTGATGAGGTAGGACGTGGACGCCACAGCGGGCGACCATGCGTGCTCATCACTCCACAGCAAATCGTCAGGCAATGGCAAAGCCACCCCGGCATCGAGGTTCGTCAGTTGCATCGGGAATCCTTCAGGCAGAGAAACAGGAGCGCACGGTCAAGCCGTGCGGGCGCGGGCGGCGTCCAGCAGTTGCAGCAGACGAGACTCGTCTCGTGCGTCGACGGTGGCGTTCACCTTCTGCTGCCCCGAGGACAGTTCCACGCGCACCGTGCGGCTGGGCCCGGCATCGCTGGCCAGCACCGGTCGGGCCAACCGCGAGCCACTTGGCTGCACCAGCCCACCCGTGGCGAAGCCCTGGACGCCCGTGAGCGCCCGACCAGCCAGGGCTTGCGCCGGGGCGGACAAGTTATTGATTGCCTCGAAGAAGCCAGCGCCGTAGCGGGAAACGGCATCCTTGTTCACGACAAACTCGCCCGGCGTGAGCATCGCCGGGACGGTATCGGACTTGGCCATACCGCCGCGCCGGTAGAACTCGCCCTGGTTCTGCTCCATGTAGTCGATCAGCTCGCGCTCCAGGTCTTTGCCCCAGAGCAGCGGCTGGGCCATCGCCTGCCGCCACGTCTGCTTGATACGTTCCAGGTTCTGGCGCTCGTTGCCGGTGAGCGTCTTGCGGCTGATGAAGTCCTCCAGCGCACGCCGATCCTGCTGCGCCTGCTTGCCGTAGCTCTCCATCGTCTTGCTGCGCATGTCCAGACTGACCGAGGCACCGTAGTTCCACTGCAGCCAGCCCGTGTACTCGTTCATCCCTTGCAGGCCGAGGTCGATCATCTTCAGAGCTTCGACCGCCTCCCGGTTCTTCTTCGGGACTATCGGTTTGCCATCGGGATCGGTACCTTGGGGGCGACCGTTGCCAAAGGCCTGCACGCGGCCGCCGACGGCGAATCGGGCCACACCGTTGGCCAGCCGGGAGAGCGCACCGCCGCCGTACTTCTGCACCGCGGCCTTGCGAATCACGAAGGCACCGGCCTCCAAGGTGCGCGGCACCGTGTCGTGGTGGCCCGAGCCGGGAACCGATCCGCCGCTCATTCGGGGAAAGGCTGGGGCAACAGCACCGCCGTCAGCAAAGCGGCGCACGCCACTGCCCACCAACCCACCAGTGGCGTTTGCCTCCACCTTGCGCACGTAGATCGTGTGCGTGCTTGAGGTGTTGGCCCCGTTGAGACTCATGATTTCGGCGCGGGCCGCATCGGCGTTGGTGCTGACCTGATGCCGGGACTCGGTCTGGATACGATCCAGCGCCTTGATCATCCCCTCGACGTTGGTGATCGCGGCCTGCGCCTTCTCGGTCGCCACCTTCAGTTCGAACTGCGAGTTCTGGTCGGCGTAGGTCTTGAGCTTGTCCAGCGCCTCTTTGGCCTTGGACACGTCGGCATCGACAGGCAGGGTCTTGCCTTCCTTCAGCAGCTGCTCGTACTGCTGCAGCTTCTTCTCTGCCTCCTGCAAGTCGGCCTGAATCTTGAGCAGGTACTCCTTCTCGGCGATGGCCTTGTCGAGATCGGCGATGGCTTTGTCGAAGCGGGTCGTGTCGGCATCCAGCGTGACCTTCAGACCGTCTTTCAGCTTGGCCGTGATCTGGTCGATCTGGCTTTCGGTCTGGGTGAGGGTCTGCTGGATCTGGTCGCGCGCGGTCAATGCCGACTGCGCGGCGGTCTGGTGCGCCTTGGCTTCTGCATCCAGGGTCTTGTTGAGAATCTCTTCCGATTCCCGGATGCGCTGGATGGCTTGATTGACGCCATCCTTGCTCTGTGCGATCTGTGCGTCGGCATCCTTGGTCTTCTGGGCCAGTTCGACGCGCAACGCGTCTGCTTGGCGCATCAGGGCTTCGGCTTGCGCATATTCCTGCTTGCGGTAGGCATCGCGGGACTGCGATTCCAGTTGGGTGACCTGCGAAACCGCCTGCTCGGACTGCTTGCGGGCGTCCTCACCGCGCTTGGCTTCACTGGTTTGCGAGCTGGCCACCTGCGAGGCCAAGTCCATCGCCTTCTGGGCCAGTTGCCGCGCCTGCTCGAACTCGCCATTGGCCAGCGCCTCGCGGGCCTTCCCCTGGTACTCGGCGATCTGACGCTTGCGGTCTTCCGTGGCCTCGAAGTCGGTCATGCCCTGACGACGGATGTCGCGGACACGTTCCTCGGTCGTCATCGAGAGCTGGCGCTTCTCCTCCTCGATGCGTTTGATCTCGGCCAGATGCCGGTTGGCCTCGGCGTTGAGCGCGTCGATGTGCTGCCGGTACTCGGCCAGCGCCTGCGTCATCGTCTGGCGCTTGGTGGCCAGGATGTCGTTTTCGACCCGCTGGACGTTGGCGCGGCGCTCTTCTTCCGTCTGACCCTGGCGGCGGGCCGACTCGATCCGGGCTTTCGACTCATCGTCAATGAGTTTTAGCGTGTCGGTCGTGGACTGCCGCCGCAGCGTGGTCTGCTGCGTGAGGGCATCCGTCAGCAGCTGCGTCGACTTGGTGATCAGCGCCGCTTCGGACTGCTTGGATGTCTCCAGCGCCGACTGTTCCTGCTGGTAGCGCGCCTTGACCGCTTCGATCTGCCGCAGCAGGTTGGCCTCAACGATGGACGTCAGGCCCTTGTAGGCCTCGGCCATTTTGGCGGTGGCGTCGTTGACCGTCTGATTGGCCTTGCCGACGGCCTGCTCAACCTCACCAAGGCGGGATTTCAGCTTCTCCAGAGCGCTGTGGACGGCCTCAATGCCGCGACCGACCGCTTCCTGCGTGCCCTGGCGCACAGCCTCCAGACGCTTGGCGATTTCCTCGGCGGCGGTAGCGGCGGTGTTCATCGCACCCTTGGCAGCATCCGCCCCCTTGGTCGCGTCGGCATACATCTGCGCGAAGATCTGGTTCATCTCGGCGAGACGGGCCTCGTGGCGCTTGGTGGCCTCTGCAATCGTGTCCGACGTGAAGATGGCGGCGAAGGCTTCCCAGCGGTAGCGCAGCTGCTCAACCGCCTTGACCAGCATCTCGACCATGAAGATGCCCGCCTTGCGGACGATCTCGAATTTCTCCGACAACCAAGTCCCGATCTCCCGGCCGACCAGGAACGCGCCCAGCACGGCGAACGCCGTCTTGAGCACGCCGACGCTGGCTACGGCGGCCGACACCGACAGATTCGCCGTCGTCCACGCCGCAGCGGTGGCGCTGGCGGCTGTGACGGCCGCCGCACCGGCGGTCTGCCACGCGGTGATGAGTGCCGGGATCAGGCGGTAGATCAGCACGGCCAGCCCGACTTCGGCGATGCGCTTGAGCCACTGCATCACCGTGTCGAGGTTGTTGGCAAGAAAGGTCAGCGCCTCGGCCAGCTTCTTGGTCAGGCCCGTAGATTCATCGACCCGGTTGATCCACTGCCCGAAGGCATTGCGCAGGCGCTCGAAGGCCTGGCTCACCGTCTGCGGCAGTTGGGCGTACTCGCTGGCCAGCTTGTCCTTCTGGCTCATGAGCGCGTTGACCACCACGTCAGCAGTCAGGCGGCCTTCTTCGGCCAGCTTGCGCAGCCGCCCGATGGGCACGTTCAGACCATCGGCAAAGGCCTGCGCCAGACGGGGGCTGTTCTCGACGACGGAGTTGAATTCCTCTCCCCGCAGCACCCCGGAGGCGAGCGCCTGCCCGAACTGCAGCAGGGACGACTGCGCCTCGGTGGCCGATGCGCCCGACAGGCGCAGTGCCTGCGAGATGCTCTCGGTGATCGTGAGCGCGTCCTTCTGCTCGCCACCCAGCATCCGCACGGCCTGCTGGAGCTTGCCGTACAGGGCGGCCGTTTCCTGAATCGGCACGCCAATGCGCTGGGCGATGTCGAACAGGGCCGCTTGGGCAGTGGTGAACTCACGCTGACCCGCCGTCGCCAGCTTCAGGCGCGCGGACATCATGTTCCAGGCGTCGGCGATCTGAACGATATCCTGCACCTTGCCAGCGACCCAGCTGATCGACAGGAAGGCCAGCAACTGCGTCTTGGCCGTCCCCACCTGATCGCCGAAGGCTGACATCCCGGCCTTAACCTCAGCTATTCCGGCGGCAGCCTTCGCTCCAGCGGTCTTGGCGGTGGTCGACAGCTCACCGAGACTGCGCTCGGCCGACGTGATGGCACGTTTGAGCCCATCGTCGGCCCCTTCGAGCGCGACGAGGATGGAAATTCGCTTGGCCATGAATCAATCCACCGTGCTGATCTGCTTCTCGACCGCCGCCGCCAGACGCGGGATACGACCCGCGACCAAGCGCTCGACATCGAGGCGCTTCCTGAGCGCAACCTTGGGCACCAGGACGGCAATCGGGATGTCCGCGCCGCGTTTGAGGCGCTTGATGCCCTCGGCCTTGCGGTAGCGGCGCTTGAAGCCCGCCAGAGGCCGGTCGTGCTCTTTGATGTTCTCGGCCATCAGGACGATGTTTCCCTTCGCGTTCTTGATGAAATAGGCATTGCCGCCGCGCATCAGCTCGGCCACCTGCGCCTTGAAGCGCTTGCGGCCAACCCGACCGTTCAGTGGAATCAGCATCCGCCCGGCAATCTGGCCGCCGGTCTCGTGCATCCCCGACCACGGAATGCGCGAGCCCACGTAGAGCGCTGGCAATCGGTTCGGGTCTTTGTCCAGCACCTTGGCGCTGAAGCCCTTGAGGAAGGACTTCTTGACCACGGCCATCTGGCTGGCGACGTGGCTGCGCACGTCCTGCTTGAGTTCGACTGCCTCGCTGGCAATCGCCCGAGACACCGCCTTCTTGACCTTGTCGCGGAACTCGCCGCCCCAACGGCGCAATTGCGCCTGGGCGGCTGCGCTATCGATCTGGACGGAAATGCGCATGATCGTCAGGCACGGTCGGCGGCTTTGTCGGTGAGTCGGTCGAGGGTTTGGTCGAGGTGGCGGGCATCGCCGCGCGTGCCGATGGCAATCACGGACAGCAGCCGTGCATCGCGGGCCGCATCGGTGCGCGCCGTCGCTGCGACGAAGCCGCGCACCTGCGCCAACGTGTAGTCGAGGATGTCCGGCAGGCGGTGCCCGTGCTCGATCAGGTGCTGGACGGCATCGAACCAGCCGCCGCTTTCACGATGGGCGGCAGCTTCACTTGGCCGAACAGCCCGTCGAGCTTCGGGAGCACCGTCCGGGTAAAAAAATCGGCATTCACCTCGATCACCTTGGCCGCCAGCAGGATGGCCTCGTCGGCAGCCAGCTCATCGACCCACGCCCGAGGTTTGCCGACGGCAATGGCGATGGCCGACAGCAGGTCGTCACCGCGCTCGCCGAACAGAGCCAGCCAGTCGATGTCGGAGGCAGTGAGCTGCTGCATCACCGGCGAGATCGCCCGCAGAAAGCCGGGCATCTGCCCAACCTTCAGCGGTTTGATGGCCAACGGTTCGCCGTCGATCACCAGCTCGACCGCCAGCGGAATCAAGGTTTCCAGATCGCTCATGGCTGCCCCCGTCAGAGCTGCACGATGCGGCCGAACTGACCGAGCACCGCGTCATAGGGCTTGGTGGTGTCAGCCAGCAGCGAGCCTTCCAGCTCGAACTTGTTGTACTCGTCCGAGATGAAGGAGATTTCCTTCAGCGGATCGAAGGCCACGCGGTACAGCTCCACCAGCACCTTGGCGTTGCCCTGCGCGGTGTTGACGCCTTCCAGGCGCAGGAACCGCTCGGGCAGCGCCTGCGTGAAGATGCCGATCTCGGTGGCCACGCCGTAGGCGTAACTGGCCTTGAACGGCGCAGTGAAGCCAGTGGTATCCAGAAACTGGAGGGCACCGAAGTCGGGATCAGCCGTGTAGTTCGTGCCCAAGACCAGGGTCGCGGGCGTGCCTGCCGAATCCACCACGACCAAGGACGACACTTTCGGGTGGGCCAGGAAATAGCGGTCGCCCGCAATCGGCGTGGCACCGCCCACCGGCTCGGCGGTGACCGTTCCCGGCGTGCCGACGACGTGGTTGCCGTAGAGAGCCAGCGCAAGGTTCTCCTTGGTGAATTCCTCGATGGTGAGGTTCACGGTGGCGGACTTCTGCTTGACCATCCGGTGATCCAGCGAGCGCTGGCCGGTCTGGCTCTCGTAGTGCTCCAGGACGTCGGTCTTGAGGGAGAGCTTCAGCTCGGCGACGTTGCCGGGCGAGCGCACTTCGATGGGAAGACCGTCGGTGTCGCGCTTGCCGAGAAAGACGCGGCCTTGAAAACTGGCATAGGTGCTCATTGCTTGGGTTCCTTGCGTTGGAGGGGTTTGGGTTCGGGAATGGGTTCAGCGGTTGGGGCGGTCGGCTCCGGCGTGGCGATGTCGTGCGAGATCAACCAGTCGGCTGATGTCGCGTCGCTCTCGATCCGGTCACCGACGCCATAGGTCTTGCCCGCGTGGGTGTGCGGGCGTGTCAGAACAAGCTGGGTCATAGGGGTCATCCAAGGGTTGAAAGGTCATTGGCCAGCGTCCGGTACGTGATGCGGTAACGCGCCGGGAGCGCCACGGCCACCGCATCGGCGTCCTCGACTTCCCACTCGCTCTCCTGTTCCCGGATGCCCAGCGCCAACCCACCAAACGTGCCATCCGCGAACAGAGCGGCGTGCGCGGCGGTGAGCAGGCGGTCGGCATCGGTTTCGGGAGACGCGGGTGGAACGGCCCGAGCCAGAGCCACGACGCGAACGGTCAATTCGCGTGTGACGCGGTCGTTGGCGCGCTCAGTGATGGACTCCGACTCGGGAAACACCGCGAGCGCCGGGCAAAGTTCGCGGCTGATGGCCACCGTGGGCGACCGGTGCAGCGTGGCCCCGAGCCCTTCGACTGCGGGACGGGCAGCCGCCATCACCGCCAGCAGAATCCGCTCGCGGATGGAGTTGTCTGCCATGGGTTTACAGCCGGGTGAGCTTGGCGCGGATCTCGGAGCCGTCACCCACGGCCCGGATGTCTCGCACCTGGAAGGACGTGCCACCGATTTCGACGACTTCGCGGGCAACAAGCCCCCCGAACGCCGTGACCGGGTAGGTCATCTCGTAGTCGGTGCTCAAGGTCAGGCCGTCGAGAAGGGACTCATCCGGCGCGGCAAAGCCGACCTGATGCCGTTGCGATGGCGCACCGTTCGACGGATACCAAAGACACTCCTTCAGCAGACCAGAGTTTGCGGCCGACTCATAGATTTGGTCGATGAGGTTCATCACGCCACCGTCAGCTTCACCAGCACCCCAGGGCGATGGCACATCGGCAGCGGATTGGACTGCGTGTGCAGGTCGGTGCCCCGGTCGAACTTGCGCGGCTCCTGCTTGGCGTACAGCGGCTGGCCGACCGTGTTGACGGTCTCGTTGAAGTCCGCCGGTGCGAAGTAGGTGCCGAAGGTGTCGATGGTGCCCAACGGGAAGGCATGGGCCTCGCCAGCGGCGATGAAGCGGCGGGCAGTGCCGCTGGCATCGGTGGCCTGCCCCCGGTACTCCTCGAAAGTAATCCCGCCGTAGGTGAAGCCGCGACGCACGTCGTTGATGAGGATGGCCCCGTTCTGCCAGTTCTCGAAGGCCTTCTCGACCTTGGCATGACCGGTGAGCGCGGCGAAGAACTCCGGTGAGCACAGGCAGTGGACGCCGTTCATGAACTCGCCTTTGAGGTTCT